TTATGACGTTTTTGCTTGTGTGATTTTTTCAAAGAGATCAACAGAACGTTCAGCCATCTTTTCAGTATCATGCACGTAGGTCTGCAATGTGGTTTCTATGTTGGTGTGTCCTAATCGTGTCTGAACATTCTTAACATCAGCACCGGATTCAATCAACAGTGTCGCGTGTGTATGCCTTAAGCTGTGATAATCAAAGGCAAGATGCATTTCATGGTGTATAACCCTACTGCAATACTTAAATGAATCAGTGGAAGTATACTGACCGTTTTCATCAACACACACCAATCTGATACGCTGTAGTGGACTTTCAACACATTTTTGAATAGGTACAACCCTGATCATGTCATTACCTTTTTCATCAGTTTCAATCTTTTTAACATGAATCGTGTAATATTCCCCATACTTCATTTCATTCTTGAGTTGTTCAGCTTTTTCCTGTTTCAATGCCTGATATAGTGTTTCACCAAAAGGGACTTCACGAATGGAAGTAAAAGTTTTTGGTGTAGTAAAGTACCAAGATGAACGCTGTTCTTTCTTACCCTTCTTTTCAACAACCTTTCTTACATCTGCCCCAAAGTTACGTTTTACAATCTGCTTATTTACAGATATTTTTCTTTTATCAAAATCAATATCATCCCAAGTAAGACCAAAGGTTTCTGATATTCTTAAGCCTGTATAAAATCCGATCATTAAAGGTATGTAGTACCGGGTATTTTGAAATCTGTCACGAATCTTACACCATTCATCTAAAGTCAGTACAATTCGTTCACGTGGTTTTTTCTCAACCTTTGGAAATTTCACATACTGCATGGGGTTAGACTGTAAATAGTGCATTGGCTCAACTGCATAATTCAGTGCTGCACTGAATACAGATAAAATACCAACTAAATGACTTTTTGAATTACCGTTCATTTTTAATTCAACAGCGTACTCCTGTAATACTGCCGGAGTGATTGCTTTTAGGCGGTATACACCGAACTTTGGAATTAAATGCCCTTGAATGATCCTCAAATATCCGACTTGGGTGTTATATTTCAGGTTGGTCTTACAGTACAGATCAAACCACTGATTCAGGTAATCAGCAACCGTTATTTCTGTCGGTTCAAATACAGTCCCGGCATTATTGTATTCATTCATAGCAGCAGTCAACGCCTGTTCAGCTTCTTTCTTGGTTCTGAATCCACCCTTTTCTTTTTTCTTCCTTTTACCGTCAATTTTTCCAAGGTCAAAATAATATGACCATGTTGTACCTCTTTTTCTTACTCCACCTTGCATAAATAGCACTTCCTTTCATTGAAACCATAAGGAATGAATGCTATAATGGTTTTTGCATAGCCCAAATCATTTCATTCCTTTGGTTTGGTTTTGCTGACCCTGACCGCTGCAACGGTTGGGGTCTTTTTTTTTGAGTATCTGTTAAGTAACTGTTGGTAACTGTTTGAGTATCTGTTAAAATGCAGTATTTTCAACATTGTAACTATTGGTAGCTGTTGAAAGTAAATTCTTTGTATTACAAAAAAGTTATATAGTTAAGAGTAAAAAATTAAAGAAAAGTAAAAATATAAGTATATAGAATTAACTGCTACCAGTTACCAACAGTTACCGCAAAACTACAATTGAACTGTTATTTTATACGATCTACCTGACTTTTCTCTGTTGATTTTTCCGTTTTTATCCCATTCGTACAATAATGACTGAATTTCAGATTTTACTACAGGTCTGAAATGTTTATATACATCCAATTGTAGAATACCGTTGTTATCCTTAAGAAAATCCATCAAATCACTTGGAAGTGTAGAAAGTAACTTTTGTTTGAGTTCATACTCTTTTTGCATTTCAACCCACTTTGTTGATAAATCTTCTAATTCTTCTTTACGTATGTTGAAATATTCATCCTTTATCAGTATCGTATTACACCAACATTTGAAAGTTTCACCTTTAGATGAACACAGTTTTTTGACATCTTCCATGTAACGAACAAATGAATTTAAAGCAGAATATAATTCTTTTGGTGATTTATTTCTTGCATCAATCCAGTTGTTCATAAAGTACGAAAATTCTTTTTCTATCGGTTCTATAAATTCTTTATTGTGTGTAACCCAACCGAAAGGGAGATCAGTATCATCCTCTGTGGTATCAGATTCAGGTGTGTCTCCTACCTCTTCCCATTCAATCTGTAGCGATGGTGGTGTGTGTTCTGGTTTTTTCTTAGGTTTGTCTTTTTTGAATAAATTTAAAAATCCCATTTCAAAAACCTCTCTTATAATTTTCTTGATATCTGGGAACAATAACCCTATGAAGATATTATTGTCACAGATCATGTATGAAAGGAATCTATCTGTAAGACAACTGTCAATTATGTCAGGTGTTCCGAAATCGACCATATATGAGAATATGGGCGAAGAGTCGAACCCTAAGATTAAGACACTGGAACAACTGGCATATGGACTTAATTGCCACGTCACGGACCTGTTTGATTCCCCTATAAAATAAAATGTCCGGTAAACCGGACGATTTTCCATATATTGCCCCTTTTCCACGTTAAATCGTTATAATGAGTATAACGAAAAACGAACAGCAATAGAACGAATGTTCGATAAAATATTGATTTCATTTAAGTGATGATGTATCATGTACTTAGGGAATTTCGAAGTGTTCTTTGCTGGGAACGGAGGGCTTACATATGGATTACAAAAAACTCATTATTGAACTTATGAATGAACTGGATGATACACGATTAAGACATGTGTATTTCTTCATTCGTGGGATGTTAGGACTGAAATAATTCAGTCCTTTTTTATTTGTATTGAATCAAGAAAATCTTCTAATACTTTCCATCCATTTTCGTCCAATGTAGCCAGTCCTGAGATCAGTCTTTTCTTAAATGAATCATCTTCTTCTGTCATTAACTGCCCGACAAACTGTGCAATCTCATCAGAATAAGATAGCTCGATGAACATATCACCTTCACCAGTTCGTAACCAGTTCTCATTGACGTTGAATTCTTTGCAAATTGAGATAATGATTGCATCAATTGGTGTATTTCTACCAGTTTCATAATTAGCAAAAGAATTTCGTTTAACTCCGATTCTATCAGCAAATTCTTGCTGAGTCAGATCTAACGCTTTTCTTAATTTCTTTAGACGTTCGTTCAATTTTCTCACCTCACTTTCTGTTACTAATTATACATTATTTCTATAAGAAAGACAATATAAAAATGTGCTGTCAGCAACAAAAAGTGCTAAAAACAACAAAAATATATTGACAAACGCTTTTTTAGCACATATAATAGTCTCAACAGCAACAAAGCAAGTAGGAAATACAGGGTAAGCGTAAGGGGCTACATTGTGAAGGTTGGTGACCTGCCGTGATGAACTGAAAAAGATTCAAAGTAGCGGTTTGAGCGATGTGTATAGACAGTAACCCGGTAAAATGTACTGAAAATAGGGATAAGAGTTGAACAGGTGCAAAGTGAATAAGTAAATTGTGAAAGTTCAGGGTTGACCAACAACCACACCAAGATTATTAACTTATCAAATGAACAGGTACTAAACGAGATGACACAGCACTTTGTTGTTGAATCCGTTCCCGGTTACTCACCCATCCATGATGACCGGGAACGAATAAAAGAACCTGTTGCAGCAGGTAAAAGCCAAAGGAATGAAAGGAAGGTTTGGACTATGAAATTAAATAAAGAAAAATTTTTGAAGTCAGAACTTGGTGGAAATTTACAGGAATGTGTGATCGCTTGGGATCACTGGTTGACAGAACTTAGAAAATTTAACATTGATACCGTTGGTCAGGAATATAGAGAAACAAGAAAAGCTGCTGATTGGTGTCAGGCACAGTGGGAAGTATTTCAGATGGTAATGCGTCAGTTTTACAATATCGAGTATCATTTCAGCAGAACAGACGAATATTTTGGTGTATGTACCGAGGATGAAACCGATTGGCTGTTTAAGGTAGAAAGAGAGGTATAAGACATGAAGAAGTCAGAAATATTGGAATATGGAAAAACATGTAATTTTGAATTAGACAAAGAGGTCAAAGACCTTTCGGGTAACACATTCTTTTCATTACGAAACCCGACCACAGACTTAACCCCTATATACAGAGATCAGAAAGATAACAATTTCTTTTTAATGGGGCTTTATCCATTTGGAAAAACTGACAAGCTGATGGAATTATTAAAAAACAGAAAATAAATAGCCGAAACGGTCAGCAATGACCGTCTACCGGAAATGACCACCCGGTACTGATGATGGTAGGTTAGAAAGGATGTGTGAAACATATGTCGGAAGAACAGAAAAAAATTATCAGAGATCTTGCTGAGAAGTTACCAGTAATGACAGAAAGAGAAAGAGGTTATCTTGAGGGAACAATTGCAACAGCAGCTGCAATGAGTAAGAAAGGAGAAAAAAATGGAGATTCAGGGGACAGAGATACAGATTAAAGATTACAAAGGTAAAAGGGTTGTGACATTTAAGGATATTTTGATAACACCAGACGAGTCAGAAAGCTATAAAACCCCATAAGAAGTACCAGTTCTTACAGGGCATAGAAAAAAATGTTTCAGCTACATAGTAGCAGAAAGTGAGTGGAAATGCAATGAAAAAGATTTTAGAAGCATGGATTGAGCAGAAAATCCAGTTTGACAGCAAGACGGAGTGGCTGACGTTCTACCATGATCTGAAAAACGGAAAGAAAGCTTATGAAGTAGTAAGTGAAGAAAAGCGTTCAGATGGTTCAGTAGTTGTTCACTTGCTGAGACAGTATAACAATAATAAGTTTCCGAAAGCAGGTGAGTAGATGACATTCAGTGAAAAGTTAAAACAGGCTATGCAAGAATTACACCTGAATCAGCGTCAGGTGTGCGGTATGACTGGAAAAAGTAAAGGTTCTGTCAGTCAGTACCTTTCAGGTAAACAGATACCGTCAGAAGATGTTCAAAGTGCTATTGCAGTAGCACTTGGACTTGAATCAGATTACTTTTCAAAATCTGATGAACAGGTGGTTTTACTTCCAACTGCTGAGTTAAGAAATGGGGTAATTCCCCGGTTAGATGTGGAAAAGGCTGCAAAGCTGTTACAGATGAACCACAACACAGTTCGTAAGGGCTTACAGCAAGGGGTTTTTCCTTGGGGTTACGGTATTCATACATCTGACAACAGATGGGTGTACTTCATCAACGCAAAACGTTTTGCAGAGATAGAGGGGGTCAAAGTGTAATGCCGAAAATTCAGTATAAAGAAATCAATTTCAGAGGTAAAAGCCTTGAATTGATTAACTTGGTAAATCAGGTAATCAATGAATATAAAAATCAGGGATATGAGTTGACACTTAGACAGACTTACTATCAGTTGGTTGCACGTGGTTATATACCGAACAATGAAAGAAGTTATAAAAATATAGGCAATCTTATCAACGATGGTAGACTGGCAGGTTTGATTGACTGGCACAGCATTGTTGATAGAACGAGAAACTTAAGAGGAAACGGTCATTGGGACAAACCGGAAGATGTTATTGCATCAGCAAGATACAGTTATCTGCTGAATAAGTGGGATGGTCAACCAAACTATGTTGAAGTGTGGGTTGAAAAAGATGCACTTGTTGATATTGTCGGTCAGGCTTGTATACCACTTGATACACCTTATTTTTCATGTAGAGGTTATACATCACAGTCAGAAATGTGGTCAGCAGCACAACGATTTATAGATCAGAGTTACAGGGATAATCGTTACATTATACATCTTGGAGATCATGACCCAAGCGGTATTGATATGACAAGGGATATTCAGGAACGCTTGCGGATGTTCGGTGCAGATGTGTATGTGAAGCGTGTAGCACTGACCATGAATCAGATTGAAACATACAACCCACCACCGAACCCGGCAAAACTTTCTGATTCACGATGTGGGAAATACATTGATGAATACGGTGATGAATCATGGGAACTTGATGCACTTGAACCAAGTGTGATCACAAATCTTATCACAAATGAGGTTACCGCTTTTAGGGATGATGAAATTTATCAGGCGGTATGTGATTTAGAAAAACGTGGAAAAGAAGAACTTAAAATGATTGAACGTAACTACGATAGAGCAGTTGCATTTTTAGAAAGTGAGGTTTAATAACATGAAAAAATTTGAATTTACAGGAGAAACCAAGACAATAAGTTTATTTTTTAGAACAGCTACACTTCACAGAATCAGAGCGGTAGCAGAATTTGGTCTTGTCAAAATTGGTGATCTTGGCGGTTGGATTGAGAAAGAAGAAAACCTTTCACATGAAGGAAAGGCTTGGGTTTGGGGCAATGCCGAGGTTTGGGGCAATGCCAAGGTTTGGGGTGATGCCAAGGTTTGGGGCAATGCCAAGGTTTGGGGTGATGCCAAGGTTTGGGGCAATGCCAAGGTTTGGGGTGATGCCGAGGTTTGGGGCAATGCCAAGGTTTGGGGTGATGCCAAGGTTTGGGGCAATGCCAAGGTTTGCGGTGATGCCGAGGTCTTTTCTGCAAGTCATGTGTTAGTGATCGGTGCTATTGGTAGCCGGGACGATTTCACAACATTCTTTAGAGATAAAGACAATGAAATTACTGTCAAGTGTGGTTGCTTCCTTGGTAAGATTGATAAATTTCTTGAAAAGGTCACACAGACACATGGTGATTCTAAGTATGCATTAGTTTACAGAGCAGCAGTTGAGGTCGCAAGATTACAGATTGACCTTTTAGGTGAAGCACCAAAGGACGCTGATGAATAATGAATGATCTTCAATTCATGCCCCATCAGGAAGAAGTGCTGAACCTGACTGATGATAAAAACAGGTGCGCTTATTACTTAGATATGGGACTTGGTAAAACTTTTGTAGGTGCTGAAAAAATGTATTTGCTGAACAATACTGTAAATTTGATTGTATGCCAAAAATCAAAAATTGATGATTGGGTTGATCACATGAAAACGTATTACCCTGAATACAGGGTTATGGACTTGACCAAGAAAAGTGAAGGTGTGAACTTCCGTACACTGGTTGAAACCAAAGACCTGTATGATCAGAACATTCAGATTGTTGGTGTAATCAATTATGATTTGGTATTCAGACGTAAGTATATAGCCCATATAACCGACTTTACATTGTTACTTGATGAATCAAGCCTTATATGCAATGAAAACGCTAAACGGTCAAAATTCATATTGAAGTTACAACCGGAAAGCGTGATCTTGCTGTCAGGTACACCAACAGCAGGAAAGTATGAACGGTTGTGGTCACAGCTTAAGTTGTTGGGTTGGGATATTAACAAGAAAGCCTTTTATGCTTCCTATGTTCAGACAGAATGGATTGAAAATGGTGATGGATACAAGAAAGAAGTAATCACAGGATATAAGCACGTTGAGCATTTAAAGAAAAGACTTACACAGTTTGGTGCAGTGTTCATGAAAACAGAAGAAGTGATTGAACTGCCTGAACAGACTGAACAGAAAATTTTCTTGAAGATCACAAATGAATATAAGTTTTTCATCAAACACAATTACTTGGAACTTGATACAAGGAACTTAGTCAGATTCAAAGATGATTCAGATTTTGAAGGTGAAGATGTGACACCAAGGGTTGAGTTGATCGGTGATAATAGCCTGACCAAAACATTATATTGCAGACAGTTGTGCGGTCAATGGCATAAGGAAAAACTGGAAGCATTCAGGGACTTACTGGAATCAACTGAAGATCGGTTGATTGTGTTTTATAACTTCAATGAAGAACTGACAAGACTTAGAAAAATATGTGAATCACTCAACAGGGAAGTCAGTTTTGTAAATGGTTCAGGACGTTCAATGTATGCATATGAATGTGTAGATAACAGTGTCACGTTTGTTCAGTATCAAGCCGGAGCAATGGGTGGTAACTATCAGAAAGCAAATAAGATTGTGTATTTTACACTGCCACTTGGAAAAGGGTCTTGTGATCTTTGGGAACAATCAAAGAAACGTATACACAGAATCGGTCAGAACAGACCATGTTTCTACTATTACCTACTGGTAAAGGGAAGTTTTGAAGAAAGGAATCTTGCAGCATTGCAGGAAGGAAAGGAACTAACTGATGAATTGTTCACATAATTGTATGATGTGCCGGGTATGGAAGTACATCAAAAAACATTTTAAGAATTTTGTTATTAAGACAATTATCTTTTTTAACATGTTAAGTCTCATGTACTGGATTGTATACATTGATTACATCATATCATGGCAACCATATGCAATTATGGCATTCAATCTTTTGGTACTGTTACTGATCGGATATGCAAATAAAGACAATGGAGTTGATTTTTTATAGCAGCAGAAAAGAATTTTGAAAACATGGTTAAAAAATACCTTGATGAATACGGTTGTTGGTGGCTTAAATACTGGGGTGGTGCAGCTTACACAAAAAGAGGTATTCCTGATTTACTGGTAAGTTCAGATGGTTGTTTTTTAGGGGTTGAAGTAAAAGCACCAGATGGTGAACCGTCATTACTACAGCTTATAAATTTAAGGAAAATAAGGAAATCCGGTGGATATGGTATTTTACTTTTCCCAAAGGACTTTGAAAAGTTCAAAGTGTTCAATGAACATAAAACAAAATCTAACGCTTGGTATCTTTCCAATATTGAAGAGCAGAAGCGGTGGAAAATAAAGTTAGAAGAAAAGGAGATTTAACAATGACAAGAGAAAAACAGATTGAGTACTTCAAAGGTTGCCTAATGGCAACAGGTCGTGAGGGTGTGGAAGATTTACTTGACTTCATCGAAGAACTTGGTTTTTATGATGCCCCTGCATCTGGTGGAAATCACTGCTGTAAAGATGGTGGACTGTTAGAGCATACAGTGAACGTCATGCAGTACGCTGAAAAGATCGGTCTTACACTGCTTGGAAGTGAAGCATATAACAAGATTCACAGCAGCGTGATCATTGCATCAGCATTACACGACCTTGGTAAGTGTGGACGTTATGGAAGTCCTTATTATGTTGAAAACATGGTGCAGGATGGTAGACCGACCAAAAAAAATCCTGAACAGAAGTATAAGAGATCAGAAAGTAAACCGTACAAGATCAGTTCTGATTTGTGCCATATTGACCACCCTTTAAGATCGGTTGAACTGGCAGCACGTTACATTGATCTGACAGAGGAAGAAGAACACGCTATTTTCTATCATGATGGTGCTTATGGTAGTCTTGCGTATGATCTGAAAGGTCATGAAGAACCATTGCAGGTGATCATTCATTTTGCAGATTTTTGGTCAGCACAGTTTCTTGAGGTCGGAAAACTTGACAGATTCAATGATCAGAGTACACCGGAAGAAACAACAGATGAAGTAAAAGAGGAAGGTGAAAATAATGAAGAAGAATAAAAACAGTTATGAGGAAGTTCTTGAAGCAGAAGTTGCAAAGCTGAAAGAAGAAAATAGACATTTGAAAGACGAGCGTGATGAACTGAAATATATGCTGAATGATATGCATAGTGTTGTTGATGCTGCAAATGATGACTTTTTCAGTGAAATGTCAAGATTGTGTGGTTGTATTGAAATCGAAGGTACAAGAATTACATCAGCATATCAGGATTTAGTAGGAATCCTGTTGGCAAACGGTTATACAGTAGAGGTTACACCGCTGCATAATAATACAAGATTACAGGTTGTTATCAAAGAAAGTGAGGATGAAATCAATGAGTAGTGCAAAGAAACACAAACAGAGAAGTCACAGAAGTTACAGAATGTATCAGGATTCTGAACAGATTTGTACTGAAAGAACCGTTATCTGATGATGAACTGGAAGTGATTCTTAGGGATGAAGCATTTCAAAAACCTGTATTCTTTTGTGATAAGACGTTCCTGTTTGACCGTTTTGCAACATGGCTTAATAAAATATTTGACTTGCGTGTGTTCTATGAAAAGGGAATTGATAATTTGGATACTGTGATAGAAGAAGCAAGCCATACGATTGAAAATATGGAGATGCTTTTTATGGGAAGTGTCTATGATTTGGCTAAGTTTGATGAACAAGATTTCGTGGATGAATATCTTAGTGAATGCTATGCTGAGGCTTATGATGAAAAATTAGATTATTATGTAGATAAAGCTATGAGTGCAGCAAGTAACGCATTTGCTGAATTGGCGGAGGAAGCTAAAGATGAAGCTGATATGTTACTTAGGCAAATTGAGGAGTTGGAGACTTTAGCGAAAAAAGTACTGAAATTATTCAAATCATTACCATTGAATGATATAAGAATTGATAATACAAAGAAGTAAGTGGTTTTAGCTGGGGTAAACGCTATCTCCCTAAGTGGGACATGAACTTTTTCGCAAAAGACTACGGTTTCGCTATTTAGTATAAGAAGTAACTTTCACCGCATGTGGAGACGGTTGTTCTTTTGTCCCAACAAAAAACCAGATGATTATATTAATGTCACGATTGAACTTGATGATGTGGATGTAACATCTGCAGAGACTAAGTCAACATATGATGAGATAAAGAAGTATGTGGCTGAACATAATGCTGGCATGAAGGTCTCCAATCTGTATATTTCACAGGTAAAGAAAAAATGCGGAATTGAAGTTGGAAAGAATTTGCGCGTTGTAACGAGGAGAATGGACTGCTTGCAGGGCAATTCGACGACTGCCGCGACAGACTTGGAACTTGTTCCAAGTCCTAATTTACCTAAAAATGAAGATAGCAGGCAACCGCAGTGTCCAGAAGATAAAGAGAGTGCAATTGTGGAGGCATTGAAGCATTTTAAGATGAATAGTTAA